CACCACAAGAATTTATTTTGACTCATTTTTCATTCTGTCCAAATCTTTACGGTCTTGCTCTAGCTGTTGGCGAAGTCGCTCCATCCTCTCGATCTGCATTTTGCTTTCTTTCTGCACAGCAAGCGTGTCATAGTAAATGCTGCCGATCAAAGGAAGCATCAAGGCGAACACAATCACCATTGCAATCAAAGCGACTAGAAACCCCATCTGACTTTTCTGTCCATAACGAGTAAAGTGAAAAACAGAGCGAGATACAGCATGAAGATTAGGCAAACTACCCCGTAGATGGCCTTGTCTTGAATTGCTGAAATCACTTTGCGCCTTTGCCATTCTGCTTCACGAATCCTTTTCTCTTGTGCCAATCTTGCTTGCTCTTGTTCTTCAATGATCTGAACCCTCATTTGGTTCACCCGTGTATACAAGTTCCCTAACTCTTTGGGGGACTGATACACCATGATCTCTCTAATTTCCTTAGATAGCTTTTCAAACTGAGTTTTTGCCAATTCTCGGTTAAGAGCAGATTCCATGATGTTTTGATTTGGGTCATAAACATTCTTAGATTTTTCTTCTTCTTCTCTAATATGGTCTGCCAACTGTTGTTGAATCTTGAAAAACTGTCCGAGATTCGCCGCCAAATCAGCAACGACTTTGTTTTCGTCCCATACTTCGGGTTCTGCCTTTTTCGGCTTGACTTGAGCAACGGGAGTCGCTGTAGGCTTTTTCTTCGACTTGAAGAAACCAAAGAACCCACCGACCTCCTCTGCAATGGCTGTAACCTCTTTGGCAGTTTTTTGTGCCGCAGCAATCGTGCCCTTAACATCTTTGTATAACTCACACCCTTTTCGGATGGCTGCCACACATCCATTTGCCATTGCCAATAGCGTGAGAGGGTCAATGTCAAATCCCCAATAGTTTTTTCACAAAGTCAGCCGCTACGCCGGGGCCAAGCAACACAGCAAGAATCACAGCATAAAGCAAGTATTCAATCTTGCTCATGCGCTTAGACCCATCAGACAGTTGATCGACTATCTTGATGTAGCGTTCAGCACATATCGCCTCATGCACTGCTAACCTTTTATCCACATCTTCACTCACTTTGCTCTTTCGGTAACTGAGCCTCCGCTTGCTCTTTGATCTTCATCAATAGAGGATAGGCATTCATGCGGGTGGGAAGTTCGCCCAACACATGAAGAATGTTGTTTACTTCTTCTAATGACAAGTCAAGTTTAATCATGTGGATGCAGCCCGTAGTGGAGCCAAATCTTCAGTTGTCCAGAAATCCTTTGCCAGCATCAATTTCAGATGCTCTTTGTTGCGTGACAGGCAGTCTGCCCAATCAGCATCGCTCATCATCTCTGGCTTTTCGCCATTGATGAGATTCACGCTGTCCATTGCGGCACTGTAGTGCTGGGCGATTTGTTCTGCGGTGGTTTCATTCATGCTGATGCTCCGTTGATTTGGGCTTTGAGGCTGTCAACCTCTGCTTTGAGTTCTTGGATGGCTTTGACAAGCACTGGAATCATTTTGGTTTCAGTAATTTTAAGACTCTCTTCCTGCTCATCATCTGCAATCAATAGGTCTTTTTCTACTGCGCCAAATTCTTTCTCTAGTGCAATAACATCTTGAGCCAAAAAACCAAGTTGAGTTTTAGTTTGCTTTTTACTGCCATCATGTGCTGTATTATCTAACGCATAAGAACTGCGTTTATCCCACTTGAATGTTACGGGTTTTAATTTATTAACAAAATCTAAACCATAAGTAGATGAGACAACATCAGCCTTATCTCTAGCATCAGATGTAACAGTCCAAGCAACTTGTACATAGGCATTGGTAGTTAAACTATTGCCAACTACAACTCTGTCGCTTTGGGTTGTGATGTGGAATACAGTTAAAGTGTTTGTTCCAGCGTAATGGCCTAAACAAACATTTCCATTTCCAGTTGTAACAGTACTACCTGCGGAGTTACCAAAATAATTATTATTCTCTGCGCCGCCTTGTGTTGAATATCCCGCCAGATAACCCACGGCGGTATTTACACCATTACCAGTTGTTAAGGTGTACAGAGCCTGATAACCTACGGCAGTATTGTTAGATGCTGTGGTGTTGGCTGTAAGAGCAGATGAGCCAATTGCTACATTGTATTGACCAGTTGTGTTAGTCGCCAATGAAGCCGCACCAATGCCAATGTTTTCTGAACCTGTTGTGTTTGCAAGCAATGCCACAGAACCAATTGCAACAAGATTACCGCCAGTTGTGTTTGCTTTTGCCGCTTGATAACCAAACGCAGTGTTATAGCCACCAGTAGTATTTAATTGAAGTGCTTGGTAGCCAAGCACAGAATGACCCGTTCCTGTCGTATTTGTATAAGCCGCCTGATAACCTACGGCAGTGTTGTTAGAGGCTGTGGTGTTGGCTTGGAGTGCTAACGAGCCAACAGCCACATTGCTTGCGCCAGAAGCGTTGTTTCTGAGGGCGTAATTTCCGTATCCGGTGTTATCGCTTGCGGTGTTTAAATAAAGCGATTGGTAGCCACTTGCGGTGTTATTTGTGCCGCTGATATTGGTGTAAAGCGTATACCATCCGACACCAGTGTTAAATCTGCCAGAAGTTTGAAAACTAAGAGCGCCATTCCCAAGCGCAGTTGAGTAATCCCCACTCGTATTAGCCGCCAAAGCACTAGCACCAACCGCAGTGTTGGTGGCTACAGCACCTGCGCCACGGCCTACGGTGAGGCCATAAATGTTTGAATCTAAACCAACAAACAATTTTTTAGCAACACCCAAACCGCCCGCTGTTTTCATTGCAGCAGCAGTGGTGCTAGATGCGTCTGTTGCGTCTGTGCTGTTTAATGTGGTCACTACCGCTGTATTGGCAGTCGTAGCCCCCAAAGTACCATTCACCGGCCCATTAAACGGGTCTCCATTGGTTCCCTGCTGAAAGTCTTTCAGATGGCCCATAACCGCACGAATGGCGTTATTGATGCCACTCGGAGCGCAGCCCTCATCAATGTTGATTGATGCTACATCTGTGTTTGAGTTGGCGGTTGCGCTGTACTCGCTGATTTTTACTTTTGGCATGATTTAGTCCTTAGTCCGGTTGTAGCCCAAATGCTGCGCCATATCCGATTGATAGGGCTTTGCGTTGTAGTTCTTTGCTCAATGATTCGACTTGCATGATATTGGCTTTTTGCATCAATCTCGCGGCAAGTTTGGGGTCTAGCATGGCCTCCACAAGCAATTCGCGTATTTTGTCATCAGTGCCGTTATAAAGCCAATTCATTGGGGCAGCGACTTTGTTCAGTGCGGGGCTGACTTCGCCAAACATCTGTTTACCAACAATCCCACCGATCACATTGGCAAAACTCATGTTCTTGAATGTGTCCGACCCCGGCGACTTAGCCGCCCGAGACAACACACCGGAATCCAAATCTTCCGCGACTTTCTTCAACATTACCAATTGAGTCTTTGAAAGATTGGTGTCTTGTTCGGCAGCACGAATAGCCCGAGTGAATGCGGGTTGCGACAACAAGAAATCTCCAGCCCGTGATGGGTCGGGAATAGTTGAAATAACTTTGCTCTTGAACCCTTGAGCCGCTTCTAATCTTTCAATGCCACGACTTGAGGCAGCGTACTTGTCGAGATATGCCTTGTACCCCGGCGCAGCCGCATCAATCGCATCATCCACAGATCGAATCACTTGCTCTAGTTGGCCCTTTGCCAAACTGTAAGCCGAGCCTTCTTTGTCTAGCAGACCTTGAGCCGCATCGCGCAAATCTTTGCGAACCTCATACATCCGTTGCGGAGTGGTTCCCTCTGCCAGTTGGTCTTTGGCCCATTGCATAGCCTTTTTAACCGTACCCCTTGCGCCAACATCTGAGGACAAAATGTCATCAATGGTCTTGTTGACAGTCAGCGATACAGCAGATTGGAAGGTCTCCGGAGATACCGTAGACGCTGCAAATGCTTGTTCACGCAAAGGCGAAGTCACTTCATCGCGCTTGGCAATAGCTTGTTTTAGCACTTCTTCATCTTTTGCCATACGATCAACAATGGCTAACCGCGCTTGATTGGCTTGAAGTTGTTGCGCCTCAAATGGCCCACCCGTTGCCAAACCCCTAATAGGAGTCTCAGCAGCGATTAAACCAATGTCTCGGCTTGCTTGTGCCGTTGTTGGTTGGTAGCCGGGGACAGTTGGCCTAAACGCCGCAATGTTCTCGATAGCGGTTTCCGGTTCTCTTGCCAATGAGCGAAGAACCTTACCCGTGATTACCTCACGGCCTCCCTCAGTCAATGGGCGCACAAACTCTTGTGCAGTCCGCATCGCAGCGGGGATATTGGCCTCTCGCATCTGTTTGGTAGAGCCGACCATACCACCAGCACCACCAGCACCACCAATTAACGATGCCAATAATTGAGCCATTGGCCCTGCATCTTCTTCCCTTGCGTAACCGGAAAGACCCGCAGCACCCGCAGCCGACCCGACTTGAGCCGGAAGGTTTGTCGTGAAGAACTCTCTTGCAGCCGGAGCCATACGACCCGCCACAGCAGCAGGGCCAGCAACCCCCGCCAAACCGCTTGTAATGTCTTGTACGACCCTTTCTTGAGCCGATTGAGGCTTGGGTAGCCCAACATAATCTAAGAGGTTTTGAAGCCCTTTAGACGATGGCATCATTGTTTGTTTGCCAGTACCGAGATTAACCATTCCGGCTAACGCATCTGCCATCATTGCGGGAATAGAAGTTGCGCCCGTGATACCGGCACGAGCAGTCAATCCGAGTTGACGCATTAGATCGTCAACCGACCCCATTGGCATTGATTGAGTTTGTGGGAATGTGGTCATGCGTTGCGCGATCTCGCGCTTACTCATGCCAGCATACGGGTCTGTTACAGCGGGTGCTTCCGGCACTTTCTGTTTAGCAAGATACGCATCAATCTCGGCATCAGAGTATCCGGCTTGCTTTGCAGCTTCACGATCAAATGCCATATTATTTCCCGTCAAAACTAGAGAGTGGGGGGCGGCCTATCCGAGCATACGGGTTGAAGATTGCTGCATCTTGCCCGCCGAGTTGACGATTGATATTCCGATACACATCCAATTGAGGCAACAACTGTGCTTGGCGTTCAATGGTGATTGATTCGGTGATGCGCTTCATTGCTTCGCGTTCTTCGGGTGTAAATGAACCACCCTTAGCCAAATTCTGTGCATACAGTTGGATTTGTGTGGGGATTGATCGGTTACCAATGATGGTTTTCACATCCCCCATTTGAACCGCGCCAGCAGGGTCGTAAATCTTTGCCAAGTTGTAGATCAATGCACCATCAGCACTAACATTGCCCTTTTTAGCCAATGCGTATGCTTCATTGAATGCACCAATGCGACTTGCAATTTCTTGATCGCCGGAGCCTTTGGTAAAGTTTTCCCATTGATTAATGGTTTTTAGTTGACGATCAGCCACAGCGGTTGGGTCTTTCATATCAACTTGAACCTTTGGAGTTTTTAATCTTTCTTTATTGTCAATGTAAGATTTGATAGCTACTCTATCTTCTTGTGTGAGATTATTTACAGTACGAGGAATTCCCAATATTTGCATTGCCTCTTTAATGGGCGCAGAAATATTTTCGGGTTTCTGACTGTTTATATATTGCGTGATTGCTGTGTTTGCATCCGGTGGAAGTTTAGATGGGTCAGTAGTGTTATACAGAATCATTGCTGCATTACCCACATCACCCGTCAATGCCAATGGCTTTCTACCGCCTTCGGCCTCCAACACTGCTCCGGTTGGGGTCATTCTGTAGCGGTTTTGTCCTTCGCCCAAAGTGAATGCTTCACCGAGCATCGCCTTTTGTGCGGTTGACAGTGCCGATAGCTGTTGCAGTCCTTCGGGGCCAATTGCCATCAACTTAGGTGCAATGCTTTGGAGATTGAATCCTTCGGGCCTAATGTTTGCCCCCGGCATCAAGTTACCTTCTTCGTCACGCAATACAGCAGATGGCGTGTTAAAGATTTGCTGTTGCTCGGGTTGATACCCTTGCAATGTGATTTGCTGTGCAAGTTGTTGCCGTTGTTTTTGTGCTTTGGCCTCTTGCTGTTTTTGCATGAAGTCCATAATCTGCATTTCGCTCATCTTGCCGCGCAAAGCGTCTTGCATTGATTCTTTATAGGCTTGCTGTCCACCCGCTAGACCTTGAGCGATGGCGAGTGCTTCGTTACCCGGCGTTCTGCTCGGTGCGCCAGCTTGCAAAAGAGCCAATGCAGTGTTTTGCAGTGCTTGCTGTTGGGCTTGTTGCCGGACGCGATTTAACTCGTCCTCACCCAATAGACCGCCGTAGTAGGAAGGAGTCGAGCCGAAAATATCAAGTAGTGCCATGATTGTCCTTAGAAGTTGGTATCAACATCATTGCGTCTTGAGTAGTCATCATATAAGCCCGTGTTTGTTGGCCCACCAAAACCACTAGTTAAAAAGTCCCATCCGCTTCTTAGTCCGCGAGACAAACCGCCGCCGCTTGCTTGGTTGGCAGTGTTGTACAGATTCAGTCCGAGTAAACCCGTACCCAATGCCGTAGCAGTGGGGTTCGTGTAGTACGGTGTGGTTTGCGTTTGCGTCCGACCAGCAGGGAACCCGTAAACCATATTCAAATAGTTCGTTAGATTCTTTTGGGGTGCGTTTTGCTCAAAGTTGTACCGCGCCATATCAGCTTGCAAAGCAGAGGTTTGATAACCCTCACCCAGTTGACCAGCACCCAATAGCTTGTTTATGTCGCCATAGTCGGCCTCTGCGAGTCCCGGAGCCATACCGAGTGCCCTCATTTGGTTTTGGCGTTCTTGAGCATAATTCTCGTAAGAAAGCCGACCCGCAGTGTCCGCAAGTTTCTGAGCAAAGGTTCCAGCCGCTTGACTTTGAAGGTCACCCATCGCACCCGAGCCATATCGACCGGCTTTAGAAGCAGCGGAGGAAATGTCACCAATAGACTTTTGGAATGCAGTTTGTGCCGCAGTTGCAGCGGGTTGGAATGCGCCTTGAAAAAATGGATTACCGCCGAGATAGTCACCCGCGAGCATCCCACTCACATTGCCTTGCGCTTGAGCCAACAGAGGATTACCAGCCATTGCCCTTGCTTGTAGGGCTTGCAGTGCGGTTTGTGTGGATGTGGATGGGCCTACAAACCCTTGACCGGGGTAGAACTGAGGGCCACCACCTTCGTACTGCTTTCGTGCCTCTGACAGACCAAAAGTGAGATACGGTTGAATAGTGGGGTCTACTGCCGTTGTGGTCGTAGAGGTCTGCATTTGCGTTGCCATGACTTATCCTTTCATTAAAAGGACTCCGGCGGGGTCATCCACTAGAGTCATTGTATCAGCCAACAATTACATATCCAAATGTTTTGTCAGCGGTTGAGTTTGCAAAATGTGTCAGCGTTGCGGTTCCCTTGCCCCTTGCACTCACATACACATTTGCGGTTGATGATGTGTTCATATAGCTTAATGTAGCAATCACAGAGGGCACAGCCGGACGGGTTGGGGTTGTACTTGTCGTGTAGTGTTCGATTGATACACCCGTATCTGATGGTCTCCACATGATCTCTACATAGTCACTTGCCGCCAAATCTACAAAGAAATTTAACGCTGCAATGCTGTGATGTGGGTCTCCGGCAGATCGTCTAGGGGCTAAACCAAACCGAGAATTTGACTTGTCAATGTTAGTCCCGTTCTTGCGAAACCACACATCCACATCTTGAGAATCGTTTGTCGTGTTCTTAAACTGAATGCTGAATTGAATGTTATAAATTCCCGCATTTGCCACATTCAATCTACTGCTATTTGATAGCGTCACCCCATTGCTGAAATCAGTCGTGTCATAGGTTATCGCGTAGGCAGTCGTAGTGTTTGCCGCTGTTTGGTCTGTCGAGTCTTGAAACGCACCGTAGGGCACAGCATCCGCATTAGCCGCCGCTGTTACCGGTGTCAACAATAGGATACTGTCCGGCCCAATGCGTCTATCAGTGATGGTCGTAGTGGTGGCCCCACCGGTGGCAAGCGTGATAACCCCGACATTGTTGGTCTTGCCGTTCATGATGCCATTGACGATTTCCGCAACAGATCGCGGGTCGCCTCCGGCAAAAGGCAGAATCCTAAACATCAGCGCACACCTTGTTGAACAATATCAATGTCCAACCCAATAGCGGTTTTCCAATTGTCTCCAGTTGGTTGCATCCGCAGCCGGTGATATTTCCCCGAACTTCTCAGAGACACTCGGTTATCAGTATCAGCCGCCGCCGCTGTGCTGTATGACAGACTTTGCGTTAGAAGCGTCCGAGAGGCCACAGAAACATTCGCAGAGCCGTTATCCACCAAAGGTCTAGCCAACATCACTATCGAGCGTCCCGCATCAATGTCGCCCGTCTCAAGAACCGCTGATTTGTTTGCACCCGTGAAGGTGATAACCCGTGTCCCGTCAGTGCCGCCGAGGAAATACTTTCCACCGGCATAAAGAGCCGAGTCCATGCTAACGGGTAGCGCATCAATTGACGCATTCACAGAATCCAATTGTTCAACAGTCACAGAGGCAGTTGAAGCGTCTGAAATGTAGTCCGCAGTAGTCTCCATCAACGACCATTTGCCAATCGTGAAGTTGTACACAATCAGCTTTCTTGTGCCATCAGTCGAGAGGTAATTCCACATAATCATCTTGCGGATTGGGTCTGCCGCCGCTGACATTGTGGTTAAGTCCAAATTAGCATCATTGAAGAAGAAGCGATCAATCTTCTCGGCCCCGATAGGAGTTACTTTCTGTCCATCACAGACATAAAACCCATCGTCTGATAGGAAGAATGTCAGCCCTTGATACTGACACACCGACCCCGCAGCAATACAGCCCTTGCCCCGTGAGATGTTGTCGAATTGGAAGATGAACGGTGTTCCGGCGTAACTCATCCGAGAGATTGATTTCTCCAACAGAATAATCCCGAACTCGCCACCGCGAATGCCCGTGATATGCCCACCATCGGGAATGTCTTGATAGTCAGATTGAGTGTTTACATTCTCCACCCAATTGGTTTCATCATTGATTGCTGACCACCGCACTCGATATGGGCGAGTCGTTCCACTCTCGTCCAAATGGGCGCAGACTACAAAGTCCCGCACCACAGTGATGAACTTAGCAATAGGCGCACTGTCTGACAAGTTCTTGAATGACGAACTGCCATCCGCTGAATAGACTTGCAGCCTCTCGGCAAAGTTTGTCCCGATGATTTGATTCCCAAAGAGGGTGAATCTAAATCGATTGGTTGAACTTGTGTTGTATCCCGTTGAAGTTGAAGATATGGTCACATTACCCGAAGTGGTCGCGGATGTGGTTGTTACAGTGAATGTGTCCGCAGTGAGTTTAGTCACGGTGAATTGAGCATCTACCGCTGTTCCGCTTGTGAAGTCCAAATAAACCGAATCACCCGTTTTCAGCTTGTGAGCAATGGAAGTAACCGTTAGAGTGGTCGTGCCGCTTTGGGCATAAGTGCCCGTGAAGCTAAACACACCCGTCAAAGCCCCAACAGAGTCCACAGCATAGATTTTTTTCAACCCCGCAGCAAACAGTTTTGTCGTGCCGCTTTGGTCTTTGGCATAAATGATTGAGGTCAAATCCTCCGCAGCCGCAGCCGAGAAGTTGGCCTCAGATGGGAAAGCCCCGTATCCCGCAGTCACCGGATAGCAGTTTGTTGCCACAGTCAATGCCCCCGTCAGCCCCGGCTGATCGGGGAGCCATTCACCTAATGCGATTCTTTGAGTAGGCATCATCCGTTCCTTAACCAATCATTTGAACCCGTTGCCGTGTCTGTCCATGTATTTCCAGATGTTCCCACATCTGTCCATGTATTCGCGTCAGCGGTTACGGTTGTCCATGTGTTCCCACCAACACTCACATCTGTCCATGTGTTTGTGTCAGCCGCGACATTTGACCAATTGTCACCCAATCGGATGCCAATGCAAGAAATCGTTACCGTCCCACTGATCGACATTTGTGCTTGAAATGTCACCGATGGCACAGCCGAGACAGTAGCTATTCCCTCAAGTATCCCCGCAGCACTCGATACCAATCCACCGAGAGCCGATACCGTAGCAGTACCGTTTATGTCACCACTTGAGGTTCGGATTCTGATCGGAGTCGCAGAGACCGTACCCGTACCGGACAAACTAGCCGCACCTTGTCTAACCCTAAACCCGTCACCAACAATTGATGCCGAGCCGGAGACCGATGCACCGCTTGAGAAGATGCTGGTTCCAGCCGCTAGAACGGTCGCTATGCCACTGATCGAACCCGAGCCTAACCTTACCCTTATCCCGTCACCGGATACCGTTCCAAGCCCCGTAATCGAAGCACTCGAAACATAGGTTACTTGTGAGCCGGATGAAGAAGTCGCTGTACTGTTTACCGATGCGCTCGCGTCCCTTACACGAATGTAAGTTATCTGCGTTTGTGCGTTACCACTGACAGATGATGCACCCGCCAATACTGCTATGGGTACTGCGTTGACTGACCCTGCACCCGATGCGGATGCCGCCGCTTCTAAGATGCAAGTATTCGCATCAGACCAAACGGTTGAATCAAGCGAGAAGGCTAGACTATCGATGCTCCCGAATAGGTCTAGCTGTTCAAGCGTGAATGGGCCACAAACATCTGCCATTACGCAAAGGTGACAGTCAGTGAACCACTAGCGATTTTGAACACATCGCCCGTGTCGATTGTCTTGGAAGTGGTCAAAGCACCATGTACCAACAGATTCCCGCTAGTGAGAGCGTCAAAAATACCGAAGTGGGTGAGGGTTCCCCATGAGCCACCAGCTTGCGGGAAATTGATATCTGCACTAGTGCTAGAAGCACCATTAGAGGGAGCAGCAAAAGTAGCAGACTGACGAGCATAACTTGTACCAGTGCACTCAGTACCACTACCAGCATCTGTAGGGTCACTCGTAAACAGTGCAACATAGACAGTTGTAGGTGCTGTGTAGCCAGTTGCGCGGAGAACTTCATTGATTAGAGCATTCTCAAGATAGTTGGACATTGCAGCCATTTTTTACCTCTTTGATAAAGTCATTGCGAGTGGTACACCCGAGTATTGAGCAGATTCATCCGATCTAACCAATGTGTCGATTGCCCTTTGATACATGGTCGCCCATGTTTGAATTCGTGCATCGTTCATGATGTATGGTTCTGCCTCCAACAGTGCCGCATAAAGCAAAGCATCGGGAGAGTTAGCCATAAACGCATTACTTGAATTTCCGCTTGATAGGAATGTCGGAGCAGAGTAATACAGCAGTTGAACCGTATATACATTGTCCGGCATTGGGGCTAACTGAAACTCAGTTGCCAAAATTGTGTAATTCAACGGTTTACCGCGAACATGAGAATCTGTGTTTCTGATAAACACCGATGGAGACAGATAAGTCAACGGTTGCGGAGGGTTCCCCGTTACATAGAAGTCTCTAGCCTCAAGAAAGTCTGACGGTATCTCTACCGTTCCATCCCCACTAGTCGTAGTGGTGGTTACTGATTTGAGCATTTGCCGAATGCGGAGTTCTCTGCGAAGTCTCAGTTCTGCAAACCGAATGAAGTCGGGAATCTGATCGGTCAAGTCACTACGGGCCAAATAATTGGCAACCGCTGTGCTTAGTTCAGAGAATGTCGCAATGCTCATACTCGCCCCGGTCTAGTTCTGAAAAAACGATTGTCCGGACTGTTTAGGAATTCTTTGAATTTCTTTTCATCCACTACCGCAAAGCCTCTCATGATGCCTTTTGCGTTTAGATCGTCAATCACTGTTAAAGGAATTGAAGCAACCTTGTTGCCAAACATATCATCCGACCATCTTGCGCGTTCATCGTAGGAATTGAATTCCTTTAGATTTTGCTCAATGTTTGCCGTTATGTCTTGGCGTGTCTCAACGATGATGCCGCCTTCGCCATCGGCGTGGGCAACAGATTGACGAAACTGATTCATAGAAAAACCCCCATGCGGTTAAACATGGGGGCATTCACTCTTAGGGAGTCAAGTCAGCGATGATGCCGTGGGCAGCTTCGTTGTTCACTTGCAAGGTGTATTCCACCAGCAATTGAGTCACTTCCGCATCACCCGTCTTAGCCAACTCGTTGGTTTGGAAGGGGCGCAGATAGGCAATAGAGGCCATGTCGGTATCCAACACAAATGCAGCTTCATCGCAAGTGTTGGTAGAGGACATGAACCTGTTGGGAACCACAGAAATCGTCCCGAAATCGCTGAGGTATACATCTGCCGCGCCCACGATGGTGGTAGGCGAATCAGATGGAGCCATGTAGCGTTGAGCAGCAATACCAGCAAAGGCAGAGACCAACTGCTTGTGAGCAGGGTTCACCATCAACACTTTGGGATTGCCACCGGACGAATACACCTCTTTGACCACAGTTTTCAAAATGGTTTCGGTGAAGGTGCGGTTAGTGCCGTTGGTACGAGTAGTCGTGCCGCTTGCGCCAGCAACACCATCAGTACCAAAGTCACCGTTAGTCGCCAGCCATGTTTGCAAACCACCCAACTTACGAGCAGCACTAGAAGTACCGTTCGTGCTTGCTTGGTTTGACAACAGAGTGGTTTCCATGTCGCGTTTGATCTCAGCAGAGGCTTTAGCCAATTGGTAAGCCTTCTCAGACTTACGACCAGCTTTGTCCACAGCTTCCAAAGTGCCGGAGATTTTCACGGTCTTTTGGCTGATCTGAGTCTTGTTGCCCACGCGAGTGGTAACGCCGATGGTGGCATCAGATGCCGAGTCCCCTTCTACGGCGTAGTTCGTTAAAACTGCGCTGGCAAGTGAATCCGTTTGCCATTCGTGATTGGTAGCGGTTGCTTTGCCCTTACCAATGGATGACATAAATGGAGTTTCCGTTGGTGAGATCGAGTAGATAACATCGGAAAGATCTTCCCGTTGACCAATGGAGGTATAGGTTTGATAAGTTGCCATGATTGAATCCTTGAATTAAACGAACCGTTCAAACGCACTTGCAGCGTCTCGGACTTTGCCGGTCTTCTTCAAATGCGCTACTGCTTTTTTGTGCTGTTCTTGATTGTCTCTTGGCGCAGATACTCCGCTTTTCATCATTCGGGGTGCTTCGGCTACCCTTTTGGATAACTCCGGCTTGCCCTTTTGCAAAGAGGAATACTTCATGCCATGATACAAACTCAAAACAGCACGAGAATCATATACATTGTC